CAAACGGCCATCATAGGAGTAGAACTTGTCCACGCCCATCCAATACACAATACCGGAAGCGATCACGGCAGCGTTGGGGCCTTCAATAGAGATGTTGTCGCCAAGAAGTTGTGGTGCCCAAACATAAGGGGGGCCAAGGTATTGAAGCGAATACACAGCCGAGTCGGTAAACACCAACACCTCTTGACGAGTTTGGACTGTGGCCACAATTTCAGAGCCGTGAGACACCCGCACAAAACCTGCTTGGTTAGTAGGGTCTGGCGTCCAGTTGTATGGGTCATCCTGCGCTGACCAGCGAATCAACATGGGGTCAAGCACTGCACTGCCGTAGTCGTTACAGCCAAACACAATGATGAACCTAGAGGAGTCCGACACTGTAATGCTGTTTTGCACAGTCGGCACATCAACAATCGTAGACACCGCACCCGTGCCCGTAGATGTTGTGGATATTTCAGCGCCAGCGGCGTCAAGCAAATTAAACGTCAAACCGTTGACGTTGTACACGTAATACGTAGTGCCCGCAGTAATACCTGTAGGTAAAGACCCACCAGAGAATTTAAGCGCTGCGCCTTCTGTATAAAGTACAGTAGAAGTCACCACCGTTGGGACGAGCGTAACAGCGCTATTTGTAAATGATACTGTGCCGCCAAGAGAATTAAGCAACACACCGCGAGTCGTCACACCGCTCGTTGCATCCCAATAATAAACCCCGCCACCACGGGGGCCAAAGACTAAATCTTCGCCGTAGTTAACTTGGCTCCAAAGCTGCAAATTAGAGGTCGATGTTCCGCCTGTGCCCCACACACCCTCGCCCCAAGTACCCGCGCTCCAGCCAGTCAAAGGTACAGCGTAAGAAGGTCCGGCGTTAAGTTGGTACGCGGCTACGACGGCAGAGCCGCCCGTGGCCCCCGCCGCAATCACAGATGCTGTTGTGATGGTGTATGAGTTAGCGTTGACTACCGTGATCTGAAACTCTGCATTAAGCTCTGTGGCGTACGTGCCCGTAACTCCTGAGAACGTAACAAAAGAACCCGTAGTTGCGCCGTGGGCTGTGGCAGTTACTGTAACTGTGGTTGTGCCGTTACCCGTAAAAGGGTCTGTGCCAAGCGTAGTGGTTACGCGGATAGGCGTGACATCGTAGTACGCACCGCCGTTTTGAATGTAGAACTTTGTGTTTGTGCCGACACCAACTAGGTTGAGGTTGCCCAGCGTTGTCCAGTTCCACAGTGATCGGCAAGTGCCGTTGTATGTCTCAGAAGAGATGCGTTGCCAGCCGCCAATAATCTCAGGGTTGCCTTGACGGAAACGAATTTTGTCGCAGTCATACCACCCGCCTTCCGTGGTGTAGCGGGTGTTTTCTTTGTTGACCCCCGGCTTAAACAGGATTTTTTGTAATGGCATGGGCTACCTTTTATTTACTGGCAACGCCTTTGGTCTTCTCAAAAGAACGCATACCGGCAATGCCCAAGATGCCTGATAATATCACCCAAAGTTGGTCTGCGTCTAGTACCGGCGGGGGATCCATACCGACAGGAACCCAACCCATAGCTTGTAAGTATTTCCATGCCCACTGAAACAGTGGATACAGCAGAAACTGGTAACCCATAGCCGCCACACCAATCCACCCAATCGCTGGCCTCCAGCCTGAAACAAACACACTGGATGATGCCGCTTCGATCTTGTTGACCTCAATCTGCGCTAGGTCAGTAGCTTGGTCAATACGTTTTTCTTCAAGATCGAGCTTACGCTGCTCAACCTCCATCTGCATCTTTTCTTTGTCGGTTGTAATCAGGTCACCCGCGACCTTGCCGACAGCTTCAATAATTGATCCAACGCCAAGCAAACTCATGCTAGACCTTTCATTGTTCGGTTGATCCAGCCAAGCAGAAACTTGGACTGGGTTCTGTTTTTGTTGCAAATCTCAGCGTAACGGGCAATCTTTGCCAAAGCATAGGACTCTTTAAACCGCTGGCCATCTGTGATTTGGTTAAGCTTTTCAACGGTCTTAGCGCCAATACCGCCGTCTGGCGTAGCGCCAACTACGATTTGAGCCAACTTAACCGCCATGCCCATGCCCGCGTTTACACCAAAGTTAAAGATGGTATTGGCCACCTCTTGGTTGGTAATCTCATTGCCGCGCATCTTGTCCCAGAATTCAGCGCGGTAGAACTCTCGCACCATGCCAGTTAACGCACCGCCAAACTCTTTGCGGTCTACCAAAGGCCAGCCGTTCCACTGTGGGTTTTTGTTGCGAGCGATGCCTGCATAGGTCATGCCACCCGTATCACCCTCGACATCGTGGAGAACGTAGCCGCCTTCGTCTTTAATCATTAGCTCAAAAGCTGGTTCAAACTGTGCCATCGTAATCCTTTACTGTTTGCTCTTGCTCAACATGGTTGCCGCAATTTCCATCATGGTTCTTGTCACTTGAATGTCAGCGGGTTCATTATCCCAGCCAACAGTAATTTGGCCAACAAACCGGCTTGGATCAGGTGGGATACTGATTCGGCAAGTAAATGCAACCCCTTTGGCGATGTACCACAAACCCATCTCGGATTGCGCTGACTTGTATTCGCCACAAGGTATCTCGCTGGCCATCAGCTTGACCACATCAGCGTTGTTGAGTGAATTCTGGGTAAACAGGCCTACATCCAGCCCATCGTTGGTTTTGTCTCGGCCTTCTTTGGTGTAAGCGCGGTACAGCACTCTGGTTCCAAACATAGGATTTACTTTGAATACGGCAACAACGGTGGCGTTGGTGGTTTTAAGCAAGTGGGCGGCAGCATCTTCCACTCTGTCCTCAACAATGCTTGGCATCTTCTTGGACTCTTTGTACGCGCCCACTAGCAGTTCTTGGTTCTGCCAAACAAAGTACCCACAAAATGCAAACACCGCCATGAGTATCAGCGCAAACAGCTTGAATGGGCTATCCACATAGGACAACACCTTGCTTAGTACATCTGCTGGCTTTTCGTCACTCATAGTCCAAACATTCCTAATAATTTTTTAGCAACATCGTCTGGCAGGAAGCGGAGCAATCCAAGCACCCACCACGCCACACACAGCCGCACAAACACCTTGAAGAAGAGGTCAGCTTGTTTTTGATACTCATTCACCGACCACACCTTGATCTAGCGCACAGCTCAGATATTTCAGCAATACCCCAAGCAACTGCACCCAAAAGCATAACAATCACAACGATACCAATTGCCCACGCTAACTGTTCCTCTTCTTGCTCTTTGCGCTTCTTCTCATCCGCCTTGGCTTGACGAGCTATGTGAGCGTCCTCAATGTCCATCTGTTGCTGGCGCTCTTTGATCTTCTGCCACACGTCTATACGGCCCGTCTGCATGAAAAGCATCTGTAATTCGGCTTCAAAGCGCTTAGCCTCGTCAAGAGCTACCTCGATCTGAAGAGCCGCACCAAGGTTTGATTTGTTGCCAGAACGCTTGGCTTCAACCATCGCCCTTGTAGCAACGCTCTTGGCATCGAAGAACTTCGAAACCATGGGCGCTAATCCTGCTAGGTCGTTTGCGACTTTACTAGCCTTCTTAACAAGCCCTATGGCGGCTTGTAGCCCTTCAAGAGCTGTGATCGGATCAATCATTTCCGTTCAACCTTTTGCCACTCAAGGCATACTACTTTGCGGTTGTAGACATCACCTGTCCAAGCCCACCTCACACAACGATATTCATCTTTCTTTTTTTGACTGGAGGATTCTGGCATTAGCATAAAGATCACCAATAACCATTTCATCCCCAAATCCAAATTAGGGTGTACGTACCCCAGACAACAAAAATAACCAAGAAGGCCGCAACGATAAACGCTTCGACCAAGTCTCTCATGGCTACAAACCCAAAATCTTTTTGACGAGCTCCCCCGCGACGCCCGGCCCGAACAGCACACAGACCATCACCGCGTACAGCAAGTACTCGATCTTTGTCATGCGCTTGTCCCCATCACGCAAAGAGCGATCTATGCTGTTATAGCGCTCTGAGCAGATGGCTTCATGCACGGCGAGCTTAGTCTCCACTGTTTCCATCTTCGACCTTTGGAGGTTTAGCCGCCTCTTGAATGGCTTGAATTAGGCTGTACACCTCTTGGTAGGGGCGTGTTCCAAGGTAGCCAAGGACTTGGTTTACTGTTTCGATTGGAAGTTGGAGGTTCATGTCAGTGCCTGTATTTGTGCTTGGAGTGCATTAAGTTGAGCAAGCAATTGTTCTTTGGTTGGCGCAGGTGTTGGCGTTGGGTTGGCTCGTTCTGCCGCCCGTGCCGCTTCCATTGCATCCCATTCCGCCTCTTCTTCGGCGGTGAATGGAATTGCGCCTTCTGCCGTCATGTGATGTCTTGACATGGTATATCCTTATGAATTAGCAATGCCGTAAAGTCGGAAAGTACCAGATGTAATATTTCCTACGCCCATAGCAAACCGTATCCCTGTTAATGCGTCAGTTCCACTGTTGCTACCCGCTCCAAATGACATGGCGACAGCGGGGGTTGTTGTGTTTTGGTAATACCCCTCCCAAGTTATTGCTTTCTGTAAAGCAGTACTTGATGGGTTATATATACGAATCTTAAAATTCATTGGAACACTAGCGCCATTTTGCACATTATTAGCAAATATAATTGCATTGTCGGCAACACCAGAGTTAGCGCCAACATACGAGTTAGAAGTTGATAACGACCCTGTTCTGTGATACATATAGGATGAGGTTGTTATATAACTTCCGCCAATCTTCATGTATACATAAAGACCTTCCCCGTCATTTGCGGGAACCATACCAGATACAACCAGTTCGTAAACACTGTAGGTACTGCTAAATGTATTTTCTACATCAACGGTTGCTGATGCGCTCGCGGTAACAGAAGACAAAAAAACCATTGCGCCAGAACTAGCCGTTACCCAAGTGGGGGCCGAAGCGCCGTTACTTTGTAGTAACTGACCAGAAGTTCCCGCCGCTGAAAATGCTGGCGCACTAGACCCAGCAGAGTACAAAACGCCGCCAGCCGCACCAGCCGCTGTATTTGCGTAGGTTGACCCATCGCCGTAAGTTACGCCACCAGCGGTGGGTGTGTTGTTACCTGTAATAATTACTGGCATGGTTTTCTCCTATTTGCCACAAACATCGTTTGGCACACCGTTTGGAACCATGTCAGGAGAGATAATTTCCCCTTCAAGGTCGCGATGTGCATGAATACAAAAAGCCACCGTGTTGTCTTGTAACGCCGTCAATTCGTGCATCACATCTTTGTGAATCCAAATCATGTGAGGTGCTTTGTAGTCGGTTGTTGCGCCATCTACATTTACACGCAAAGAACCAGTCGCCAAAAGCGTCAAATGGTCAAACTGATGGGTATGACCTTGCTCTACATCGCCAGCACGCACAAAATGCATCTGACGACTGTAGAGGTTCTTGACGCTACCAAGTTTGATTTCAGGACTGTTCATTAGGTCACCGAAACTGGAATCGTATCGTCGTTGGTTTTAGCCAAGATTGCAGTAGCAGAAACCTGAGACACATCGCCGGAAGCAACCAACATGTCCAACACTTCTTGGACTTTGGCCTTGAAGTTAAAACCAGTCAATTCAACTTTAGCGGTCTTGATTTCATCGCTTTTGTCGTTGTCCCATTTGACGCGCTCGGCAAGGGTCAAGCCTTTGCGAATGTCGTCAACAGTCCACTTAACTGGCTCTTGGGTTGGCTCTGGAATTACTGGCTTTACCAATTCGCCGTTTACCCAACCATCGCCATTGACGGCATCGTCAGGAACCTGTGTTGTGTAGTAGGCGGCAACATCTGGATGGTAATACTCTGAAGGTTCACCACCTTGGCAAATGTCACGAACTTTGTTGTCTTGAATCCATGCGTATTTCATTTTAATATCCTTCGGTGAAGTAAAGAATTACAGCGCCATCGCCACCTTTTCCACCCCTGCTTGGAGTTGCCGACGAGGAATTTGAGCCACCGCCACCACCACCATTGCCGCCAGCGCCGCCAAAAGCATTATCTCCACTGCCACTGGCATACGCACCGCCACCGCCGCCGCCAAATCCTCCAGCGCCACCAGACGTAGTGCCAGAACTAGCACTATACGCACCACCACCGCCGCCGCCAAACCCCCCAGTGCCACCAAAATTGGCAATGCTCGTACCATTAGAACCACCACCCCCGCCACCAAAACTACCTGACCCACCTGCGCCACGAGTGTTATAAGTGCTTGAGGCAGACCCACCACCACCACCACCGCCACATAATGCCCAATACATTAAATATGGATTTCCGCCGCTTAAAGCGCCTGCTGTAGTTCCTGCAACTTGAAGTACAGTGGCTGTGTTACTAATTTGCACAAGATTTTGTGGGGTTCCTCCGCTTGGGCCACCTCCATTTGCACCAGAACCTGCGCTGGCAGAGCCACCACCGCCACCACCAATACCGCTATCAGGATTAACTCCGCCATCCTGTAAACCGCCACCTCCAGAACCTGTAGTTGAAGTGGTAGTTCTAAAACCACCTGAGCCACCAAAACCACCACCACCTATGGATCTTTGGGTCACAGCAATGTTTTGGCCTCCGCCATTTCCGCCATTTCCATAAATAGAACCTGCACCACCACCGCCCGTACCTTGGCTATCGCTTGTTGTTGACCCATAACCAGCCAACCCACCAGTTGCGGTAAAGGTACGTCTTAAAGTTGCAGATGCCGTTCCTGTTCCTGCGGCTCCAACGGAAGTTGAGGTTCTCAATCCTCCATTGCCACCCGTTGCCGTCAACAAAGTACCAAAAGAAGAGGTTCCTCCAGCATTGCCCGCCGTATCATTGTTGCTAGTTACAGCGCCGCCAGCACCGACTGTTATGGTCGGCAAGACTTGACCGGGGATGACATCAATAATCCCCTGCGCATATCCACCGCCATCTCCGCCCCTAGCATATTGTCCAGCGTAAGCATTTGCACTAGCGCCAGAGCCACCGCCGCCCCAAACGCAAACCATAATTTGATAAACATTTGCAGGCACAACAAAATCGTTGTAGGTTCCTGCTTTTAAATATGGATATGCATTAGTCCATGCAGGAGGAGCCAAGCGGGTTGCCTGATTTGGCGGCATCCCAAAGCCATACATTCCGTTGTTCATTAGAAGTCACCTCCATAAGCATTTACGCGAATACCTGTTTGCGCTACTGTCGTAGTAGCACGTAGGGAATAACCAGTTGGCAAGGTCAATGGCATCACGTTTGAGTTGCTATTGCTTGACAGATTAGCCACAAATGCTGGTGCTGTCGTGCTTGATGTAATCGCAATCACAGGCACTTGATTCCACAAAATGTAGTTTGTGCCATCGTAAATAAACAAGTTGATTAAACCTGCCACAGTTGTAGCTACACCTTGCACCTCAATGTAGTCAATGCGAGTACCAGAAGCGCCAGCACTCACAATCGTACCGACTGTTGTTGGTGCAGTCAGTGATGTGTCTGCTGTGGTAAGAGTTGCCGACCCGAACTTGGGGGTCGATGCGTATTGTGCCGAGGTTGACATAGTTGCTCCTTAAATTAAGGCAATTGAAAAAGAATTCATCGTTGGCGCGGCTGATACGCCTTGATACTGCGTTACAAAGCCCTGTGCGCCACCAGTGACCGTTGTCCATGTTGGAGCCGCCGCACTGCCATTTGACGTCAGCAACTGACCAGAAGTACCGTATGCGGGTGTAGAACCCACACCCACAGCACCGTTTGCCGCCAAGGTGACCGATGGGGTTGAGCCATTGACCTGAA